TTGTATGTCCATGCGATTGATTCTCCAACTAAATACAGATATGTCAACCCTGTTGGTAATGCGCCACCATATGTCCATGCGATTGAGTTTCCATATAAATACAGATATGTCAACCCTGTTGGTAATGCACCGGTAATGGTTGACGTTCCTGCTATGCTTAAATGTGTCATTACAGGCATACCCGTTAATGTAAATGCCAATGAAGCTGCATTAGTTGATGATGCCCATCCTAATAAGGAGGCATCATTCCCAAATTTCAACCAATTGCCTTTTGCAAAAATTAACAGATTGCTTGTACCTGAGGTGACTTTCAAATATCTCGTCCTCAAAGCACCGGCTACAAAAGTATAAGTTGAGCTTTCATCAGTAGTACCTGCTGAATCTGAATAAAACTTGCCAGTACCGTCAAGTGTGGCAACAACATCAGTTGTCTGAAAATATAATCTGATAGTTGATACCCCTGCTCCTGTTCCGGTCGATGTTAGAACGCCCTTCCATGCCGTCCAGTCGTTAACACTATCCGATGCGTCTCCTTCCAGTGTTCCATTCAACGCCGAAATTTTAAAATAATAGCGAGTGTATGCATTAAGACCTGTAACATTCTTACTATTAGTTGTTGATGTGGTAGAATAAGGGAAAGTCACCCCGTCAGTGCCATAATAGACCTTGTAAGAAGTCGCTCCTTCTACAGCATCCCACGAGAGGTCTATCTGACTATCGCTGACAACAGTTGCTGCAAGTCCTGTCGGGGCATCAGGAGGAGTTGCCCCCCCTCTGCTGTCATAATCACTATCATACCTATCCCAATGAATTCTTTGATACGAACCATTAAAATACATATCTAACACTCTTTCACGGCCAGTATCTCTTAGTATATTATATCTTTTAGCCATTATAAATCTAAATGTAAATCAATATCACATATTTTATTTATACGAAATATAATTTCTTTAGCTTCAGTTTCATCAAAAAAATTATAGTTAGTATCAAAGTATCCTAATGAATAAGTAGCTTGGCTGAAGTAATCAACTATTATAGTCACATAGCAATTAAGTAATGCTGCCAATACCTTCCAGTAAACTATCTCAGCTTTGCCTAGTTTTTCTTTTAGTAAAAGTTTGTCCATAAATATAGATTGAGCTATACGGACATCTGATAAATAAGTTGTTACTTCAGCCTGTGTTACCATTTTTATTGTTCTTTTTTTGAAGTTAAAACTACATGAATATCATTAACAACATTCATATAATGTCTAATAGCAAAATTTCTTGCCTCCTCATGTTTTGCTGCCCATGTAGGATCCATGTCATATCCATATGTAAAATCAAAATCTGATTGTATACCATAATGATCGAGCTTATTAGTATCTCTCCATTGCTTATTATAGTAAAGGAAAGTAGCATCACTAATAGCTCTCTTATGTGTAGGATCCTGCCATGCACGCATAGAGGAATAATAAGGAGCTACGATTTTAATTTTACCACCTGGTTTAAGTATTCTATATACTTCATCCATGAATTTAGTCAAATCGGATGTGTGTTCTACATAGTGAGAACAAATAATTTCTTCTACACTACTAGATTCAATTGGCCATGGGAATTGTTCCAAATCCATGACCGCATCAACGTTTTCACCTGGGACAATATCAATCCCGAAATAATCTTCTATTCTTGTTTGACCACAGGCCAGATTAAGTTTTTTTGCGCTAATCGATTCAACCTGGTTTGTATTATTGTCTTCCATAAATTATTTATTTAGTTTAATTGTATTTACATAGTTACCTTTCTCCAAGCTGTTGCAAATGGAACTAAAGGTGGACTAAGTGCTATAGCAAAAGCATGCTTATTTGTTGTTATACTGGTAGAGCATGTTATATCTATATTACCAGTGCTGCCTGAACTAGTCCATATCATAGAACCGATAGTTAAAGATAAATCTGGCGTAGTATGTCCTTCATCAGCATCTTCAACCCAATCAGTCGTTGGAGAAGTAGGTTTTGTAAATGTTCTTACTGTTGTATTATAAATAGCAGCAAAATATATTAATGGACTATTTATTTTTCCTACATTCATTGATGCTGCCCTTACTGTAGTTCCAGCAGTACCATATAATGTATTGGATATAGGACTTATATCTGCAATACTCCTAACTGTGAAATCACCTGCACTATATGCAATATTAAGAGCATAGTATCTACAAGAACCTGTAAGACTCCAAGTATAACTTGCTCCTTCATTAGATGCTATCTTATAATATAAATACCACCTATTATTACCAGCTGTATTTGTTGCAACCTGCTCCCACCCTGAAGGAACACTGTCTATCGTTGGTGGACTTGAGATATATATTGCCAAAAACATAAACATTATATCACCATCTTGAGTTCCCGTAGCTTTATTAATAGTAAAGTTAAATGGAGTAGTTAAACTTGACCCCCTTGCATATTGTCCCGTTCTCGCTGTAAATGCCATATATCCCTAATTTATGCTGTATGAGCTAATGATAACCATATCGCAGTAGACACACCGTTAGTACTAGAACTCCATGTATATCCATTACTATTAACCAGACTTAAATATCCTACTTGAGGATATGCTATAGTTATACCGGACGAATTACCACTAATTCCTAAAGCTGTACCAGTAGTAGTTTGTGTTGATGTATTAATGCCCATTAAATTAGAAGCATTAATTCTTATACCATCAGAACTAGCAGTAAATGATATACTACCTGTAACTGCAGTAGTTGTACCAGCATAAACTGGTATACTAGCAGTCATAGTTCCTGCAGTAAGGCCAAATGATACGTTATTAGAATTGCTAAACTGAATAGTACCGGTATTCTGTGTATATGTGCCACTACCTTGTAATACTACACCTCCTCCTGCTGCAACTGTAGCTGTTACAGTAGTAGATACACCGTTTGTAGATGTGCCCCAAGAAACACCATTTGAATTTACAAAGAATACTTCACCACCAGGACCACTTGTAGCATTAATAGTAATCGAATTATTACTCTGACTCAATGTAACGAAACTACCCCCTGCAAGTACAAATGCACCTCCAGTTATATTTGAACTACCTGTAGTACCTGTATTACCTCCAAGACTCATTGGACCTATACCACCTCCTGCACCAGCAGATAACGATAATGTCAACCCATTGCTAGCGGATGCTGTCGTACCAGATATATTAGTTAATGCTAATGTAGGATTACCGTGACTATGTGTAGAATTAGCAAATGTATTGTTTGATGTGTAAAAATAATTAGCACGTTCGCTGGTATTCATGGCACTAACTGTAATAGCAGAAGTAGCACTTGTGTGTTGTAACAGTGAGCTGGCAGAGGTATACAGAAATGACGCAGTTGCACCAGTACCTAAAAACTGTGTACTGTTATATGAAGCTGACACACTAGTAGTCCCTCCATCAGTAGAAGTACCAAAAGTAACACCATTTGAATTAACAAAATAAACAGATCCTTGAGGACCATCTATTCTTATCTTGCTACCTTCTGTAGCACCTATAGTAATATTGTTGCCACCAGATAAAAGTATAGTAGAACCAGATGCAGTAGTGTTATAAGATGTGTTACCAGTTATATTAAACCAGTTATTCTCAGCAGCAGCTTGTGGAGCAGCAACTGATATTGCTAATCCATTACTATCGAGCGTCACAGTAGCATTTGTAGCAGAAGTCCCTGTACCAGCAAATTTAGTTGTCTGAGATGCTACAAAAAATGTATTTGACAGAGTAGCTGTCTGATACGCTGTACTATTACCTATAGCAAGATATACACTTGTGTTATTAGAACTATTGCTAGTATATTGATAATTGCCCCTCTCATTTGTATTCATCGCATTAGCTGTAACAGCAGAGGTTGCAGACGTATGCTGAAATAACGAAGACTGTGAGGTATTAAGTGCATTGGCTGTAATAGCCGATGTAGCAGAAGTATGTTGGAATAGACTACTATTGGAAGTATATACAAAATTAGAATTAGCTGAAGTAAACTGTAACTGACTGTCAGCAGATGTGTGTCTAAACAAACTACTCTGACTAGTATTTAATGCATTACTTGTAATAGCACTAGTTGCGCTGGTATGTTGTAATAAACTAGACTGACTGGTATTCACATACTGACTATGCGTATGATCACTAGCCGCTGCAGTAGTAAGATAATTGCCAACACTTAACCTAACATATTGACTAGCACCATCAACCGATGTACCTATAGTCAAATTATTCTGACCAGACCATATAACTGTACCGCTTGAATATGTAGTATTTGAAGCCCCTATACCAGATATACCAGTTTGTGCACCAGCAACGTCTGGGCTCGATAAATTAATAGTTAAGCCATTACTAGCACTAGTATATGAAGCTGATAAATTAGTGCCATTTATAGTAATATTACCATGATTATGTGTTTGATTAGCAAATGTATTATTTGAACTATAAAAATAATTACCTCTTTCACTAGTATTCATAGCACTATTAGTTATTGCACTAGTAGCAGAAGTATGTTGAAATAAACTGGACTGTGAAGTATTTAAAGCAGCCGATGAATTAAAATCAGCTACTGATAAAGCAAGTCCTAAAGTATTTAATGTTATAGAGGCATTTGTAGCACTAGTGCCAGTCCCAGCATAATTACCTGTAACTGAACTAAAACTAGTACCTAAATACATAGCTGGTTTAGTCCATATATAGCCTCTACTCATTTAAGTAAGATCGTCAATTCTAGCAAATAAACTGTTAACTCTAACAGATTTAATTCCCTTTAAGCAATTTTGTTTAGTTGTATAATACTCTGAAGTAAATAATATTTCAGCATTTTTAGCTTTCAAAACAAAATAAAATTGTTTGTTCTTAGCTTTCTTTACTTCAAATTTAGCACTACCTATATTCAAATATTCCTTTACTTGAACTATAGATTGCTTTATTCTATCAATAATTTTTTCTACCATACTGTATCTGGTTGACCGGCTGTTCCGGCATAATCATAATGTCCAACTTTAACTCTCGTATCGCATGCAAATCTATATCCACATTTTGCAGCATTCTCATAGAAATACAAATCCTGTGTATAGGCTCTAGCTCCACCTTGTACAACTTCCTGTACAGTTTTAAACCATGGTTTGGGTAAATCAGGATTCTTAAATATGTCTAATTTAAATAAATTAAAACCCATACCTAGACCATTAGCTTCCTGTATTTGATCTGTTTTAGGTGGTTGTGGTATAAAATTTTTAGGCATAACAGTTGGGTCGCCATATATCATTGGCTGCCCACCTTCACCTTTAGTCCAATATAATCCCTGTATGACATCATACTTATCCATATGTTCATATAGCTTAAGTAATCCATCTGCAGGAGGCATATTATCTTCTTCAATAGTAAGTATATACTTATATTTGGATAATTCTGGATTAGCTAATATCATTTCTATTAATGATGTATATGCTTGTCCAACTTCCATACCTATTGCAAATATAGGCCCTATTACCTTTTGGTTCATAGGCCTCATCATTCCCATCCAACTTTGAACAACCCTAGCTGGTATTTGTCCCCTAGTTGGGCATATTATAATAGTCGACAGATCTTGATAAGATCTGGACTTTTCTAATCTATCAACTGAAACGTCTAGGTCTTTATTATGATACCCGACATCAGGCATATATATCTTGGGTTCTACACTCATATAAAAATTTTATTTTAATATACGAACTTTATTAATTTAAGTTACAAAACATAATATTTATTAATCTTAGATTTTACATAAAAACCCTCCTCTACTGGAGGTTCCCCTTCTTCAAATTCAAAAGGCCCCATATCTGGAGCTGATCCACTATATTCGCTTATAATTATTCCATAACCTATAGTAGTCGTTCCTGCGTCTATCAAATCAGATCCCTCAGCAAGTTTAAATGAGGTAATATTAGGAAGACTACCATCAGACTGTCTAGCATCATCAAGCTCATTAATATCTAAACCGGTAAAATCTGCACCAGAGACAGTGACCACACCATTCCACGTATTATTTGTGTCTATAAAATTAGTTTGATCTACCCAGTTAGCTCCTGTATTATCATAAGAAATATTATTTCTAAAATAACAAACACTATTCCTATCATTGTAAAAACCTTGTGATCCATTATCATAAGATAAGTTATTATACACCACACCTAAAAAATCAACATAACCAGGAGGATTATACGCAGATTGATCAAATCCAATAGCTTTATTTCCGGCACATATACAATATTTAACGACCCTCTGCAGTTCAGATTGAGTCAACATTTCATCACCACCAGCCCATTTAATACCAGCACCATTACCAGATGGAGATGTTAAACCATTACGAAATGACCAACAATGATCCCATTCTATGTAACCACCATGGTTACCAGAATCAGAAATGTAAGCATCAAACCCATCATCTGAATTATTCCATGCTCTACAATATTGGAAATATGAATGATAACCACTTTCACCATCATAATGACTGGCAATAAATCCATCAGCAAAACCACCGTTGTCATGGTTGTCAACATTCCAGTAGCTATCACAATTAATAAAATATCCATAATCAGAGAATCCATTAACAGCAAAGCCTGGACCGTTATTATAGCGACTTACACATCTATCCAATGTTATATAATCACTATATCCTATATACCAACCAATTCCAAAATTAGTGCTGCCGCCTGTATCTTCTATATATTCAACTATTAATCCTGTAATAGTCCAATAGCTACAATCATATAAATGTATTCCACTTTTATTAGTATTACTTGAAGGAAGGTTAGTACCTCTTAAAATAGGAATCTCAGTACCATAATTACTAACATTTATTCTATTTCCTGATGTACCATGTTTATTTGTAACATATACGCAATTATCTCTGCCGTTACCATAAGTTGTTGATGGTGTATAAGTACCACCACGAATGTATAAAGTATCACCAGCTGATAAAGAAGTAAAACCTTTTTGCCATGTGGCCCAAGGAGAATCTAATGTACCAGGATTACTATCATTTCCCCCATTCCCTGGAGTAGCTACATAATATGTTGCCATAAATATTAATTAAAATGGATAATCATTTGGTGTTCCATTATTGTATAATTCAGTTCTTTCATCTGAAGACAAAGCCTTATTCCATATACCAACAGATCTCACCCTACCATCTATAGAAGAAGTCCCGGAACTATATGGACTACCAAAATATAAATCACCAGTAGGCTGTCTAATCGTACCAGTCCAAGTATCTGGATGATAAGATGTTACATCACTGTTATTAAGATATATGTGTGGATATGTACCTGTTTGATTTACCAGAATTAAATTATACCATTGCCCTGCAGAAACAGCATTGTTTGCTGTCTCTGATTGAAAATCAACATCCGAACTATCATTTATATAAAACGTGATATAATTCTCCGAGTTCTTTATAAAAGCTTCGTACGACCATACATAACTATTATCATAGAACCTTATCAAGAACATATTCCTACCAGCGCTACTAGGGAGAGTATCTAGATAAAACCACAAAGATACCGAAAAAGCTGTACTAGATGGATATAAACCAGCAGTATTAGGCACGTACACGTAATCCCCACTGCTATCAAATTCAACACCAGAAGAACTAGCTACTATACCCGACCCAGTAGCATCATAGTTACTAACTTCTTCATTGAAATTAGTCCCAGAAGGTTCTGTTAGTTTCCAATATCCTATTAAGTCTGTAAGAAGAGTACTGGTACCACTACCAGTATAAAACTTTATATGTTTTGCATCCATAATTATATATTTTAACTACATCCAACACCATTTTCATATTGTGTAACCACAAGATCACATTGAGCTGTACCACACACAAATCTTAAAGTATCAGTATAAGGAGATGCTGTACTATTAACATCTTTACAACTTATAGTCACCCAATCCCCACTTACGCCTGAATAAACATCAGCATCAAAATTCGTTCCACCAAGCCAGCTGCAGGTCCATGGTCCAGATGATACTACCTCTGTCATAGGACTTGTGCATGCTGTTTTATTATAAGAAAAATTTTGACTGTATTTATGTGTTGCTATTACATCGTTTGTAATATTTATAAAAGCATTTTTATCGCGTATTGGAATAAGTACACCTCCTGTTGCATCAGGGATTATTGTTTCTGAAGTACTTCCATCTCCTGGAGCTATTCTTATCATTTTTGTTAAATATTGACCACTATCAGCAGCAGTAAATGAAGTACCTGAAATTGAAGATATAGTTGTAGTACTTCTATAAGCTGTATTTATTGAAGAATCAGATATGTAATCAGTACTACCTTGTTGATATACTGAAAGTGTAAATGAAGATGGCGGTAATGATGCTATGTTGTTGTCTTGTGTAGCTGACACTGCTATCCATAAATAATCTCTTATATCATTATCATCTCTCACAGGACATTGACTTAATGATAATGATGTTGATGTACCATAATTATGACTACTATCATAAATAAGTTTATATGGATTAGTTGTACTCCAAAGTACATTTGATATTCTATAAGTTACATATGAAATATTAGAATATCTTACGTATGTAGTTCCTGTATATCTATTGTATCCTTCTCTCAGTGTTACATTTACAACTAATGAATCGTTTCCACCTCCTATTGCTCTTGCATATAAAATTGTAAGACCTACATTATAATCATCAGGTATCCACTCATAAGGTGTTCCTACGTATGTCCACCCTCTAGTACTTGTATTATCTACTTCTATCGATGCTCCAGCTCTTCCATAAGATAAACATACAAGATACAAATCACCACTATTTGCAGACGCAGCTAATGGTATTGTGTATTGATTAGTATTATCGTATCTTATAATACCATTTGTATACGTTTCTATTACAGGATTTGCCATAAATTAAGTTATTATATAAACAGAGGTTGAAACACCATTAACTGAAGAACTCCAACTATGTCCATTAGTATTACTAAAAAATAAATAACCTATTGCTGGCGCTGATATCTGAAGATATTGACTTGCACCAGTTGATGATGTATTTACTGTTAAATTAACTCCAGATAACATTACAGAACCACTAGTAAATGCATTACTAGAAGCAGTATTACCAATTGCTTTTATACCTAAATCGTTCGGAGCATAAAAATAAACAGTATTACTATCTCTACTTATAGTTATATTACTACCATTTGCAAAGTATACTGAACCAGCATCTATAGAATTAGTAGAATTATTTATATATAATGGTCCTATATTAGCAACAGATGCAGAAATAGTTGTAGAGATACCATTAGATGAAGACCCGAAAGTTACACCATTGGTATTAGTAAAATATATACTCCCTTTATCATAACTGGCTGTAATGGTATTCCCATTTATACCCCAAGATATACCATTGGCATTACTCAAATAGGCTGTACCACTAGTTATAGTAGTAGCGCTATTTCGTATATATGCCCCACCACCTGCCGTAAGCATTACAGATGTATTGACACCTGCTACTGAAGAACCCCAAGTTACGTTACTACCATTGGTAAAGTAAACGTTACCCTTGGCATAGCTACCAGTAATAGTATTGCCACTTAGACCAAAAGTTAAATCATTAGCATTAGAAAAGACAACTGTACCAGTAGAAGCCACATTAGTCCCACTACCTTTTATAGCAACTCCTCCAGTACCCACACCTGTGCTCCCACCAGCAGTAGCAAATATTGATGTTCCTCCAGTACCAGAAGTGGAGCCCCAAGTTATATTTTGATTTCTAGTATCACTATTAACAAAGTAAATACTACCTATTTCAGAAGTATTTACATACGGGTGAGCATGTGTAGAATTAGTAAGTGATAACGTTAAACCATTACTAGCACTAGAATATGTACCTGATAAACTAGCCAAAGACAATGAAACATTGCCGTGTGTATGAGTACTATTCGCAGCTGTGGTTAAGTAACTTGGTAACGATACAGATAAACCACTACTAGCAGAAGTTACACCAATACCACCAGTTATTGCAACACTGCCATGAGTATGTGTATTAGCGGCATAACCAGTATGTGTATGATCTGACGCAGCAGCTGTAGTCAGATACTGACTATGTGAATGTGTGGTGTATATAGTACCTAGTGATAAACTATTATCTATAGTACGTTGTAACAAGCTGCTAAATACATCCAAAAAGAAGCTAGCAGTAGAAGCTTGTGGAATAAAATTACTTGAAGCACTTACTGCTATTAAGTTACTACTATTTGATACAGCCAAATAATTTGACATGGCACTTGTAGCCTGTAAACCACTAGCTGATACAGTGGTACTAATACCGTCTATAGATAATGATATATAATCACCTGCATATACTGAATTAGCTGCAACAGCAGGAGCAGCAACAGATAATTGTATATATTGATTAGTAGATTGAGTACCAGTGCCTTGAGAAGTATTAACTGTTAAATTATCACCAGAAAACTGTACACTACCGCTAGTAAAAGGTACTGCAGCTGTGTTGCCTATAGCAACTCCACCAGTTCCACCACCGCCTGTAATGTTGAGGGATATACCAGAGCTATTAGCTGTCATTAAACCACCAGTAATCGCTGTATTTAAACCTATATATTGATTATGGGTATGAGATGTATTAGCTACAGACAGTGTAACACCATTACTAGCCGATATACCTGTTATATTAACACCATATATATTTCCGTGTGTATGATTCGTAGCAGGAGCTGTTGTAATAAAATTAGGTATTCCTAAACTTAACCCATTGCTAGAAGATGTGTAAGCTATATTGCTACCAGTTATACTGTTTGTAGTCAATGGGCCATGAATATGCGTGCGACTAGCAAAAAGAGTACTGTTGCTCAAATTTACATACAAACCATCATGAGAATGCCAACTTTCTGCTGCTGTAGTTAAATAATTAGGAACACTTAAAGTTAATCCACTACTACCAGAACTATTTAGCAAATATCCACCAGATACTGTTTCTGTATATATTGATCCATGTGTATGTGTAATATCAGCAGCAGTTGTTAAATAATTACCACTAGATTGTAAACCTACAACAGATAACGTGGTGCTAGCTTCATTAACAGAAATAGAAATATAACTACCTCCAAATACACGATGTAATCCTATATTAGGATTAGCAACCGACAATGTTAAACCATTAGTTGCAGAAGTAGCACTAACATTATATCCTTCAACTAGTCCATGAGAATGAGTAAGGGAAGCATAATTACTCATATACTCAGTAATATAACTAGATACCTCACTTACATTTAAGCTATCTCCTTTATCCCCTTTTGGTCCTCTCAGACCACGCCCTTCTACTAATATACCAGGTACGTATTTTCTAGATCTCATATGATGATTCGTTAATTAAAAGTCTTTCTAAAGTATATAGTTGTTCAATTACAGAATCACGCCTAGCAACTGCATCTGCTGCAAGTATACCATCTAAATATGTTTTAGTGAATATAGTTAACAACACATCATCCTCTACAGCTCCTTCGTATTCATAGTCAGTATTCATTTTACGAAGCAATTCATATACACCCTTTTTTACTTTACCATATACCAACACAAAATCTACAGTATAAGTTTCAGTGACTTCACCCGATGCATATGTATATTGAATTTCATATATACCGTCTGGTAATTCATCGTCTGATGTACCAATTGCTATGCCACTTACTTTAAGCATAGAACAATCCAACTCAAATACCATATCATCAACCGTAACAAACGGTCCAAATTCAGTATAAAGGTCTATTGTATCGTATGTTGTTTCTACTCCATCAGACTCAGTAATTTTTATATCAAGCTCTAATGCAGTGGTTGAACCACTAACGCCTATGTTGGTATATAATGGATTGGGAATACCCCAACCAGTAGATGTGCCAGTACTGATTTCACCTGTAGTGTCTGTAATTGTTAGTAATTTATTGTCGTTACGTTCAGTAACTTCAAAATTTAAAGTAAATGCCATTTTATATTTTTTAAAGTAAAAAGAGCGGGCTTTTATACCCGCCCTTAAACATTATCTAAGTATGTAGTATTATTTCAAATACTTCACGAAAACTGTTCCACTACCAGCTATCCCTGTTCTTGCACTATCACTAGATGCAAAATTAATCCAGAGATTTCCACCAGTTGGTACATACACACCCATACCAGCAGGTGCCTGTGAACCAACAACAGTTTGTACTAGCACATTAGATGCTATAACGTTGCTAGTACCAAGAGCAACTGTCCCAACAAGAGCGTTGATAGTACCATTTTTCATATTAGACATATTCGTCAAAGCACCAGGAACGAAATATTTAATTTCATTCACTATAGCTCCAGCAGGAATATACACATTAGCATCAGCACTAAGTGTAGATGCAGTATTTGCAGTAATATTTGCAGGAAACGCAAAAGTACCTAATGCAACTCTTTCAACTAAAAATTCATTTGCCATTTCTATATCCTCCTATAATTAAACTACAACATTAGGTAAAGCCATAGGCGTTGAAGCCATCCAAGGATTAAGTACGGCCAGAACAGAAGCTTCCTGAGTTCCAGTAGTAGGAACAACAAAAGCAATCTGAGTTGTAATAGGAGCTTGCTTCACATACTGATTGTCTGGTGATACGTATGACTTATCATGTTCAATAGTTATGATGTCATATGTAGCACCGGCAACAGTGCGCATAGCAGGCTGCTTAACTGGAAACATTGTAAAATTGGTAACTCCCCTATAAGGAAGAGCTCTCTTCTCAATATCCCTAACCTGTTCCCATGTACCAGAACCATATTCAGCTGCTGTACGAGTAAGCGAAGTAGTACTTGCTTCCTGCCAATTTCCATCTGAATCTACATAAAGAATGAATGATTCAAATTCAACCATTCTAAATTCTTCAAGATCATTGACTGAAGTTGTACATTCAGGAATTGGTTTACCTGTAATAAGAAGTGTATCGGTACCTGCAGTATAAGTACAAGTAACTCTAGCTCCACTATGAGCAGTAACTTTAGCTGCTATAGCTGCACCAAGATTATCCAAAGTAGCGTCAGCAGCTATTACCCTATAAGTTTGAGTAAACTGACCAGGATGTTCATTCATATCTTTATAAACGATACGAAGAATATACTCTGTACCAGCTACTGGAGTAAGAGCTGTAAGAACCCAACTGTCAGTTTGTTCTGATTTAGCTGCGTATGAAACACCTTTATAACTCCTAACAAGTCTACCTTCTATAGGATCTGAAAAAATCAGACGCCTATTACTGGCTGTAGATGTGCCAGTTTCATTCACGTAGGTGTAGGTTTCGCCTGTACCTTGACAAATATATATAGTATCGGAATCAGCAATAGTAGAACCGGCTGCCAATACTTTAAAATTCTTGTCAAGAACAACGACCTCACCATCAGCAAGGCCCGTTGAAGCGACTGTTGTAGTGATGATTGCACCATCTACAACCTGAGCATCCCGGCTAATATCCTTACCGATTAATAGTTTATTTGTCCTTTGTAACATTATTATTTTTATTTATTATTTAATTATTCCGTTACTGACATTTCTTCAGCATATGAACCATGTCTGGGTTGTTCAATATTTTCTAACGCTAATCTAACTGCTAAACAAACTATTTCATCATGAGTATGTTCAGGCAAATCACAACTAGTGCCAGAATATGCCACAACAGCAGGTGATTTCAAATACCTAATGTATGCATTAGTAACAGAATAATTTCCATCTGTAATAAACTCTATTGTATTATTATAAAATAACCGAAGAGGTTTTGCTTGATTATAATGAAGAATATAACTAGAAAAAGGATTATCTATTTCTTGACTATATTCATCCGCAGTAATTTCAGTGACACCAACTCTACTAGAGATTGTGCCAACTAATATACTAACTTCCTCTCCTAACGACAGCCAATATGCTCCTGCCGTACTAAATACAGTGTTACTAAATCCATTGGTTAAAACATAACCATTTGGTTTAGTAGCACCACTAGAGGTACAGGGTATAGTAACTTCCCTCACCAATGTCCTTAAATCATCTATCCTTTTCTGTGACTGTTCAAAACCTTCTTTCCTAAAATTATTACCACTATATCTAGTTTTAACAAACTCACGTATAGCTCTATTTAACCAATAATCTTTTTCATTATTAGTAAAAGAAGGATACTGCAAAGAATTAACCTTATCAAGTTCTAAATTAAAAGCAGTATGCATTTCTGATATAGTCATAATTATTCAGGTGATGTAAAATCAATTTTAGTAATATCTATACCTTCATCATCTCCAGAACCAACTAATACAGGCTTTTTAACCTTAGTTTTCTTTGGTTCTTCTTCAAGAATCTCTTTTCGTATAGCCACTGGTTCCGTACCACCTAAAGTAGACTCATCTCCAGTAGGCAAATAGTCTTTAGATTCTATTGCTGAAAGTATGCCAATTTTAATATTTTGATTTTTAGGATTATTCAAAAAGTCTATTGTTTCCTGCATACTATATCCTATAACATCACTACCGTATTTATAAATATTTTTATTCCTACGTATAACATTTTTAGATATAGCCTGCTCTATAACAACTTCAATTTCTCTATCCTTATTGTTTATCCATTTCTGCAAGAACATTTCTGGATTAGATTCAACTATTTTGAACAATGAATTTTCAACTAATTCACTACCAGCACTGTCTGCATTTTGCCCAAACAACCTTAAGCATTTGCGCATATCTGTAAGAGACATTTTCCTAAATTCAGATATAGCATCTACTTTAGATTTATTAAGCATATTTTCTCTCTTAGCTTCTTCATCCTTATTAGTGAGTAAATAATCAGCTGTAGCTTTACGCTCAAATATAGATGTCTTTACTCTTTTATGATTTTTAAGGAATAAGTATTTAATTTCGTCAAGTGGATCTTCTGTTTCTAAATAAACAGGATCTGCACCTATTCTAACTGTAAAATTATTCCAATAAGATGAAGATGCAAGTAAATTCTGACCAATTAATTTCCCCAACCTAGTAGCATCCTCAAAAGAAAGTCCTGTATAAATATTACCAGATCTAGTATAATATGGGGCCAAATAGTCATAGCAATTTTTGTATTTCACGATATTAGTCCTATGACGACCAGGTATCGGACTAAGCACTACTCTCATATTTTTATATATGGTTTAAATTAAACTTAGGTGTACAGGGGGATTATCCATCCCCCAGTTACACCATATATTATTATTCAGCGTCGCATATCAACTCACCGCAAGTAGTTGGATCAGCAAGCATAATACCCTGTTCTGACAGGAAATGCACTGAGTAACCATCTTTTGCATTTGAACGAAGAGTGCTAACTGATGTTGCAAATCCCTGTCCGGGAGCCAGCGAACCACCAGTATACCACTGAACCATTTCACGTCCTTTACGGACAACTTTACGTAAATTTGCTTCACCATCCCTGTTGCCAATATCGATTATAGTAATACGATATGACTCAAGAGGTTTACCAGATATCGGGTGCAGTTTACGATTGTGAATAGGATCATCATACAGAGGAAGATGTTTGAGTGTAAGCTCAATACCATTCAGACCTTTATATGTAGTAAACTGTCCGCCAAGCGTCAGACTCTGACCAGAACCTGTAACAAATTTAGTATCAGTTAAATTGTAACCCGAAGCTTTGTCTCTAAGAACCCTGTCGAATTCACGAAGTCCCATTTCACCAGAGAATGCAACAAATTTGCGCTCTGAATGTCCAAGGATATTATATGAAAGATCGGACAGGAATGTGTCCAAAGTGTCCAAAGTAAGAGTTGTATAGTATCTCTTATTTGCAGGAGCAATCTGCTCAAGCAAACCAGAACCTATATAAATAGGACGTCCATTCGTACCAAATAGACCAACAGTACCATCAGATGCAACATTGCATTTCTGATATACCATCATTCTATCAAGTCTTTCGTACCACTGACGAAGCGCTGTCCACTCCTGCCATGTTGACCAGTAATAGGTCTGCTGCTTTGTCTTAGGATCCCTAAGTTGCATAACCATAACTGAAGCAAAAGCATCACCGGTTATATCATATGAAAGACGAAGTGTCGTCAGATAGTTCCTAGCTTTGAAAGGAGTCTGATAATTCACGATATCAGCTTCTTCACTGTAGTCTTCATAAGCAGACCCAAGTCTACTTACTTTACAACCAGGTGCAAGAAGTGAAGGCGGAATATAAGACTCATCTTTACCATCTGCTACAACTACCGTATATACGAATTCTGAACCGTCCTGATATGGTTCACCTATAACACGTGCTTGAAATTCTTTATCATCAAACTGAAGAATAGCACCAGGGCCAAACCACTTTTCACCAAGCCAAAGCTGGATAGGTGATTTAGCGATACCAGGAACATCTGTAGAAGTTATGGCTGCACCATTCCATTTTGCATCTTTAATAGGAATAGCACGGTCATGCTCAATCATAAGATCCCACTGGTAGCTATTTGACTCAATTGTCATTGTCTGACCAATACCGTTCGTTATGAAGTCTATGACATTACCTCTATCGTATATACCGAAAATATAAGATATAATCGGCGATACGCGATGAGGCTCTGACATAAGAGCATTAGCCAGCATCTGTTCGTCAACTAAGCCACTAAAATATTTGGTACGATAAAGAACTAGATTATTAAGAATATTGTTCTCCATTACCTTACTTAAAAATTAATTATTTATTTGTTAAAAAATTATACCTCTACCAAAATCGCCTAGAGAACCACCACTCAATTTACCGCCTTTTGAGTTATCTTTGTCTACAGTTTTATTACTCCTAGCTTTAAGTTTGTCTCGTAAAGTCTTATAGGCGTCCGAGTCCCCTTTTTTATTAACGTCACCAGTCTTAATTTTATCTTTGTTTTTAGTAAAATAAGCTGATTCTAATATATTTAATACGTCTCCTCTAAAATCCTTCTGATATTTAGTTAATCCGTCTTCATCCGGAACGAAAACGTACTGTAATAGTTCACGTTTTTCTTTCTCCGAAATAGGGATACCTCTAAAGTTTGATACGGTCTTTATAGTAGCAATAACGTCATCGTAAAACTTTTGTTGCTGTTTACGAGCATTCTCTGCAACTTTTTTTTGCTCTGCTAATAGCGATTCTTGTTTTTTCTGATTGAAATCTTTTAGTAATTCTAAAGCATCTTCAGCTTCTTCCTTCAAAGTTTCAGCTTCTTCATACCTAGTAATCATACGTTTAATACGTTCTTCTTTATATCCTTGATTCAATAAATTCTCACGTATAACTGCTCTTTGATCATATTCTTTTTCCAAATCTAAAGATTCCAAATCTAATCTACCGCTATACATTTCTTTATAGAAAGTACGCAAGTCTCCTCCATTACGAACATACTCATCATACTCCTCTACTTCCTTAGAAGCATATGTTGGTTTTGAATTTTCTGCAATGATCTCACTCATAAGTTCTAAAACTTCATCAACGCTTTCAACTTTAAGATCTTTATCGTCCACATCTAAACCAAGTTTCTTAACTAATTCTCCAGCAAAGAAAGAACTTATTTCAGACTCATACTCTTTATCTTCATTTGACTTATCATCTAAATCATCTGGTTCAGATACAACATCTGACTTCTTATCATCCTTCTTTATAGGTTCATCAACCTTCTTATCAACTGGTTTATCATCTGGTTTATCATCTGGTAGATCTGGTTTATTATCATCATCTCCACCTAATTGTTTCTGTAAATCATCAGGATCTATATCCTGATAATTACTATCTGTGCCTAAATCATCAGCAACTGGATTAATACCTGATTTATTCCCTACAATAAAATCAGCTAGTACATCAAACCCAGGTGTTGGTTTCTTATCTTTATCAGCCATAATTATTTATTACTTTTATTAACTGGTTTATTTGCTGCCTTCTTTTTAATGGCAATCTCTTTTTCTTTCTGTGCTTCAGCTACACGATTAGCTCTAATCTGTTCAGTAAGTTGTTTTTCTTTAAGTTTAATGTCAGATTTAATCTTCTCTTTTTGTAACTGCACTTTCATCAATTCTATTCGATCTAATATCCCATCATCATCCACATCAGCATCTTCCAAACCATTATCTTTAGTTTCTGCATTAATCAATGCCACATCTATTGCTGTTTCAGCCTTACGTATAGAATCTTCTTCTTTTATTCTATTTTCTTCTGCTTTTTGTTCTGCTAACATCTGTTGTATTTGCATTTGTGTTTCTTGTTCACGCTTAGCCATATCCTCTTGCATCTTATTCTTACGCTCATCTATTTCAGCTAATTGACGTTTCATCCTAAGTACATTATCACCAGTCATTACCTCAGCAGCCTCAAGCAATGTAGCTCCATTCTGAACAGCATATGGTAACAAAGTCTTTAATGCTTCAACATCCATAGTTTCTTTAGTAGAATCTATGACAAATACATCTAGATCAGCATATAAAAAATCTTGAGTTATCTCACCAAATACTCTTGACATATCAGGTAAAATAAAATGTAATGTGCGTTTACCTGAATTACCCCAAGCATACTTAGCAGTGTCAAGTAACATATTCAAAGACCTGCGCTTAACCTGATTATGTTTCCAAAACAAAGGTTCTGTAATATGCGAAGATTGTATAATAGTTTGCCGTACATTACCAACCAATTCGTCCTTTTGGATCTGTCCTTGTCTCTGCTTAGATACCCCAGATATTTCATCTATCATATCCTCTATCTTCACCATAAGTTGAATATAGCCAGCTATAACATTAGACATACTCAAATCAACAGAACTAAATTGATTAAATGACGAAGGTTTACCTCCTTCTCTACCAGGTATATCCCATCCTTCTTCATAAGGATTAAAAAATACAACACCCAAAGATGACAAGTAATGCAAGAACTTTTCAGTAGTTACACCCATTGATTTAGGTATCTGTGTAATATCCATAACCAATGCTTTACCTTTATCTCTAGCAAGTGCTATATCCAACCTATACCATAGTACGAGATACATATACTGTAAGGGTTTCATTATTTCAAGCAATGATTTACCCCTTGAATTAGTATTACTATAAACTCCACCAGTAAATGGAATTTTATTTTCATATAAAGATTCAACAGATTGATGCTGAAATTCTATCGGTTGTATACCAAAATAAGTATCTGTACCTATTCTATATCCTTCCCATATCTCAGTAATCCACTCCCACTCAATCTTTTCATCTTTATCTTTTTCATAGGTTTCGTCTATCATAGTCATTTGTTCTTCACCATTTTCATCAACAAATGATATAAAACCTATCCTTTTATATGAAGACCATACTACATGGTATACCTCTAAAGCATCCTCAATATCCTCTCCATTAAGCATAGAATTAGTCAAAGTAGTATTCCATACAATACCTCCTGTACCAGATATCTTAGTCATACCTTTATTACCTTGAACCATTTCAAGTATCTTATCTAAATCTGCCTCATCTAATTTATTATAATATTTATCATAAATAGTAGATGGGGACATGTATTGAAGTCTTTTAAACCAAGTAGACTGATCAATGAACTCTATATCCTGACCACGATCATAGTCAGCATATAATGGATTGACACGTTCAAATACTGGCTCTCCATTAAGTATACCTATATAATATAATTCCTCACCAGCAATCAAGGCGTCTTTCCAACCTTTGAGAAATTCATTTGTAATATTCAATTTCTCTTTAAGATAGTTTAATGCATTATAAGCAGTTTCTTCAGCTATATTCTTATAACTAAACTTCATATACCTTTGCAAGTCTGCCAAATATGTATCATCTTCAACAGGCGAATTTAAAGTATCAATAAGATATTGTAAAATCATCTGTTTATATTCAGTTTGCATACCACTAACAGCATCGTCATTAGTTTGTATGACTTTAAATGTAAACGCCCTTTTACTTTCTTCACCTAATAGTAAATCTATCTTAGGTCTTATTATATTATGATTTTGCATCTTAGATGGGAAAGTATCACCAACATTAAATGGATCTGTTACATGTTTAAAATCTTTCTCATTAAAATTACTATTATAAAGATCATATGCTATTTTCATACGATCTTTACGACTAGAATTATTTATAACATCCCCATCAGAACTTTTAGCAATAATGGCATCTACGCATTGCTTTTTCCATTCATCGGTTTTTTCCCTCAGTGGAATCTTCTGTACAGGAAAAACATTACTACTGTAACTCATTTTCTAATTTCTTATATCCAACCAATTTTATTTAATTCTTTAAACAGTGGCTCAGCAAATAACCACCTAGACTTATCATAGTCTTTTTTGCTTTTAACATGGACATGATGTAACTCCTCCTTATAAATCATTATCATCATAAATGCCATTACCCTATCAAAATTACCTTCATCATTGTAAGATATTAACTCTTCTAACAATGCTTCTGAAAATATCTTTGTTAGATTTTTACTACCTGGGGCATATTCTTCATTAAGCCAATCTTTGATTAATCTCTCTCCCCATAATTTAATTTCTTTGTTCATATGTATCCCTTTTTTACGAGATACTTTAGTACCAGTCTGTAGTACATCATTTATTACATCTGGTTGATCTGCTAACAAATACTCTTCATGCTGCTGAGTAAAGTATACATAAAGTCCCTTCTTCTCATTTTCATACAATAATTTAGCATTATAGTATTTTATCAGCCTCCTAACTATTTCATAGAATTCCTCTGCTGTATCAGGCCTACCTGTATATTCTGCAACTGGTAAATCATAGTAAGATTCAAAATTCTGAAACCTCTTATACACAATAACTGAACCTAAAGAGTCAGTAGTAGAATGATCATGATCGTAAGGATCACAGTTGTGTGTTGGTATATGATGAGTACAAAAACTATGAGTCTCTGTTTCAAAATTATACACAACCCCAGTATAACTTCCTTTTGTAATATCTTTTATTTGAAAATATATATATTTGTTATCTTCGCTTAAAAAACAACCGGTTTTTGGTCTTGTTCTAACTTGCTTTATATTATCTTTGTCTATTTTTGATAGTTTACTTCTAATGTCAAAATTACACATATTTGCAAAATTAATGGAATCTGAATGACCAAACCTTAAATGATATGCTTCGTGTTGTTTGCCAATTCTACCTTCTATATTATATTCCCCCTCTTCTCTT